TTATCATTAACATATTCCTTATCATTATCATTAATAATTCCTTATCATTATCATTATCATTAATAATTCCTTATCATTATCATTATCATTATCATTAATAATTCCTTATCATTATCATTATCATTAATAATTCCTTATCATTATCATTATCATTAATAATTCCTTATCATTATCATTATCATTATCATTAATAATTCCTTAATAATTCCTTAATAATTCCTTAATAATTCTTTAATAATTCCTTAATAATTCCTTAATAATTCCTTAATAATTCTTTAATAATTCTTTAATAATTCCTTAATAATTCCTTAATAATTCTTTAATAATTCTTTAATAATTCCTTAATAATTCTTTAATAATTCCTTAATAATTCTTTAATAATTCCTTAATAGTTCCTTAATAATTCCTTAATAATTCTTTAATAATTCTTTAATAATTCCTTAATAATTCTTTAATAATTCTTTAATAATTCTTTAATAATTCTTTAATAATTCTTTAATAATTCCTTAATAATTCTTTAATAATTCTTTAATAATTCCTTAATAGTTCCTTAATAATTCCTTAATAATTCTTTAATAATTCTTTAATAATTCCTTAATAATTCTTTAATAATTCTTTAATAATTCCTTAATAGTTCCTTAATAATTCCTTAATAATTCTTTAATAATTCTTTAATAATTCCTTAATAATTCTTTAATAATTCCTTAATAGTTCCTTAATAATTCCTTAATAATTCTTTAATAATTCTTTAATAATTCCTTAATAATTCTTTAATAATTCCTTAATAATTCTTTAATAATTCTTTAATAATTCTTTAATAATTCCTTAATAATTCCTTAATAATTCTTTAATAATTCCTTAATAGTTCCTTAATAATTCCTTAATAGTTCCTTAATAATTCCTTAATAATTCCTTAATAATTCTTTAATAATTCTTTAATAATTCCTTAATAATTCTTTAATATATATTAACTAATAAAAATAAATAATTGATTATCAATCCTCTTTCGTATCCTCATTGACATCTTCTTTCGTATCCTCCTTGACATCTTCTAATTTGCGAGCAGACCAAGCATCGACTTCTTGAAGATTTGTTGCTAAATCGTTATTTTTTTTGGAGGAATTGATGATGTCAATTCGTCGTTTATCGAATATCTCATCTTTACTATCCATATTTTTCTTATATTCTTTCATTAAGGTATTTAGTTGAGTTTCGCTATATTCTTGATTTTCCAGATCATTAGGATTGGGAGAGAAAGGACACCAGCAACCTACTTGACCGATATAAATATCAAATTTATTATCAATCTTTTTGAGGAATTCACATCTATTTTTTGCTTCATCGATAGTATCAAAAACACCTCTTACCTTAATTCCACGAATACTGGTGGTGAAATTATTCTCACGATGAAAATCATTTTCAATATCACTTGATTTAGCATTTTTGAAGAATTTTAGTTGTTCGTTCATTTCCTCTGTTTTGAAGATATAAGAATGATTATCACGAATTCCATTAATCATATCCTTATCATCTTGATATTTATTCGCAAGATTATCAAAAAGAGTATTCATATCTTTTGAGAAATTATCTAAAAATCGTGAGAAATAATATGCTTCTTTATTTTTAAGGACATCTTCTGGACTTATGAAGGATAGAAGACAATAATTTTGATTGCGAATGGGTTTATCCTCATCAAGATAATCAACTTCTTTTGTAGATACAATTGTTTCCTCTGTCATATTCTATAAATAATAAATAATAAAAATCTTATATCTATTTTTTATTTTCTTTTTATTAATTAATAAAGATGATGGCGGAAGCAAAATATACTTTCGATGTTTGGGAAATGATTATTAAATTACTTAAATATCTCATAGAGGCGACTGCCGTCGCTATAATAGCGTGGGTTCTACCAAAGAATAAATTATCAGGAAGCGAAGTTGCAATTATTGCTCTAACGGCAGCTGCTATTTTCTCTGTATTTGATTTAGTTTCTCCTTCTATTTCTGCTGGTGCTCGTCAAGGTGTCGGTCTAGGTGCCGGTTTCCGTTTAGTAGGTTTCCCTGCTTAAATTATAAAGAGGGAATGATTTTATAATTTAATTCTTCACAAATTTTTTTCCAAATTTGGTCTTGGGCGTATAATTTCTCACGACTTTTGAGAAGTGGAAAGAATTTTAGATATTCATTCAATTCTAATATCTGGAAGAATTTATAAAGGACATAACTATATGAAAGGAAATTCTTGCGTTCTTTTGGACAATGTTTGAGGAAAGGTGCTTGAATGTCCCTAAACATATTACATAATTTTTCTTCTAATTCTGGTGAAAATTGTGGTGTATGTATTCCATTAATCCTATTAATTATATAATTAATATGTTCGTAATATTTATTAATCCGTAATCGTTTCAAAATCTCCCTCATTTTATTATAAGATATATTCTTCGTGTCATTTATCTTTTCTTTTTTAATCTCACTTAAAATCTGTTCAAAAACTTCATTAGGAATGTCGGTGCTTTCTTTCCCTTGAACTTGATTACACCATTCTCTAAAATGATTTATTCGCTTATAACTGAAATGAGATGTATCCTTTGTGCTTTGTTTTAAAATAGGTCTATTTTGTTCTATTAAAAGAGGTTCCTGAAATCCACATATTTCGCAAATCATAATGGCATCTTGTTGAATACAAATTAAATCATTCGAACAATTCCTACATATATCCTTATTTTCGCTGGAACATTTTTTAATATGATTGTTATTAGTGATAGATAAATATTCATCTACAAGAAAACTCTTCTCGATTATCTTATCATCTTCTTTCTCGATATTTGGCGTAGGATTGAATAAATCTATGATGGATTTATTTTTATATTTATAAGTTTTTATATTGGATTGTTTATCAATCATATCATAATAATTGAATAAGATATAACTAGTGTTTTCATAATATTCGATCTCATTATAATTATTCAAATTCTTAATATTTTCTTTTAATTTGATTATTTCCTCCTTAATTTTAATATTACTACTCCATAAATCATTATAATAATCGTCATATTCCCCTATCTCATTTGATTTATTATAATAAATGATTTGTTTATTAATATCATTAATAACATCTTCTAAATTCTTAATCCGTTTTAAATGTTCCCTTTCCTCTTCAATTTTATTGGAAAAATCATTTATAACTTTATTATGCATCGCATCTAAAGTTGATAAATCCTTATTATTATGAATACGCTTTTTAGATGTTTTATCCTTAAACATTTATCTAATAATAAATGTTTATAAATATGTTTATATAAATAACAATTCTTTTTTTTTCTCCTATTATAGTATAAAGAATATAGCATAAATGGGTGGTGGTCTTCTTCAACTTGTCGCTTATGGAGCTCAAGATGTTTATTTAACTGGTAATCCTCAAATTACTTTTTTCAAAGTCGTTTATCGTCGTCATACCAATTTCGCTATGGAAGCGATACAACAAACTTTTACTGGTGCCGTCGGTTATGGTAATACTATCTATTGTCAAATCTCTCGAAATGGTGATTTAATTCATCGTGCTTATCTCCAAGTTACACTTCCACAACTTCAAACCGCAGGTGATTATTATGTGAATTATGTTGGTATTCGTCTCCTCAAATCAGTTTCTATTGAAATTGGCGGACAACAAATAGATAAACATTATGCCGATTGGTTATATATATGGAATGAACTTTCTCTTCCAATAGGCAAACGCTCTGCGTGGGAATTTATGGTTGGTGCCGATAAAGATATAACAAAGACAGGTGCTACTCTATATATCCCTCTCGAATTCTGGTTCTGTCGCAATATTGGTCTCGCTCTTCCTCTCATCGCTCTTCAATATCACGAAGTTAAAATCAAGATTGAATTTGAACAATCTAAAAATTGTTTATATAAAATAAATGTTAGTAATACCGAAGAAGTTACTTCTGTTCCTGCTTTAAGTGATGTTAATCTATGGGTTGATTATATCTTCCTTGATACTGATGAACGCCGAAAATTCGCTCAACTTTCCCACGAGTATCTCATCGAACAACTTCAATTCACCGGCGGTGAGGCGATAAAAGCATCATCGAATACTCGTGTTAAACTAAATTTCAATCATCCTTGTAAGGAATTAATATGGGTAGGTAAATATTCTACTTCTGTTAATACAAATCAGTGGTATAATTACACCATTAAAGCAAATAATAGTTTTAATACTGGTAGTGATATGATTGGTGAATCACAAGCTTTAAATAAAGCAATCCACGAATATAGTGACCCTGATAATACTAATGCAACTGCATATATAACTAAAATTGTTTATAATGTTGAACCTGATTTCCTTCCAGGTGCCGTAAATCCGTTTAGTAAATGTCTTCTTCAACTAAACGGAAATGACCGTTTTGCTGAACGAGAAGGAACTTATTTCAATTATGTACAACCTTATCAACATCATACGAATATTCCTCGTAATTGTGGCATAAATGTTTATTCATTTGCTCTTAAACCAGAGGAACATCAACCATCAGGCACTCTTAATATGTCTCGTATTGATACTGCTGTTCTTTCAGTTGAAAATAATGCGAGTGTCGATGGTAGTGTATATATATATGCTGTTAATTATAATGTTCTTCGTATTCTTTCTGGAATGGGTGGTCTCGCCTATTCTAATTAAATATAAACTAATTATTCTTTTTTTTTCTCCTATTATAGTATAAAGAATATAGCATAAATGGGTGGTGGTCTTCTTCAACTTGTCGCTTATGGAGCTCAAGATGTTTATTTAACTGGTAATCCACAAATTACTTTCTTCAAAGGTGTTTATAAACGCCATACTAATTTCGCGATTGAAGCGATAGAACAAACTTTTAATGGAACTGCTGGTTATGGTTCTCGTGTAACTTGTCAAATATCTCGAAATGGTGATTTAATCAATCGTGTTTATCTTCAACTAAAATTAAGTGGAACAGGTAATTATTGTAAATATTTTGGTCTTCGTGTTCTTAATTATGTGGAATTAGAGATTGGAGGTCAGCGTATAGATCGACACTATCCCCATTGGTTGTATATATGGAATGAATTAACTCTTCCTGTAAGCAAACGAGGTGGATGGAATGATATGGTTGGTGCTTATGGTGGAACTATTGGAACTATAAAATCTACTCTTTATGTTCCTCTTGAATTCTGGTTCTGTCGAAATGTAGGTCTTGCTCTTCCTCTTATCGCTCTCCAATATCACGAAGTTAAGATTAATATCAATTTTGAAAATCAGTCAAAATGTTTAGGTTCAGGAAGTACTGGTATTGATTTCTCTGCTTCTCTATGGGTTGATTATATTTTTCTTGATACTGATGAACGCCGTCGTTTCGCTCAACTTACTCACGAATATCTTATCGAACAACTTCAATTCACAGGTGAAGAAAGTGTATCATCAAAAGATCCCAAGGTTAAACTAAATTTCAATCATCCTTGTAAGGAACTTATATGGTTTGTAACCAATAGCGATAATAATTCTAATAATTGGTTTAATTATACTACCAAAGTTAATAGTATAGTTCATGCCGATGATAATACTGCTGAACTGATAAATTCTAAACTTCGTTATGATGGTATTACAGGAAATAATGCGGAACTTAAATATCCTTCAAATCCTATTGTCAGTTCTAAATTAATATTAAATGGAAATGACCGTTTTGCTACTCGTGATGGTATGTATTTTAATGTCGTTCAACCTTATCAACATCACGAAAATATTCCTAATAATGCTGGTATAAATGTTTATTCATTTTCTCTTAAACCAGAGGAACATCAACCATCAGGCACTCTTAATATGTCTCGTATTGATACTGCTATGCTTCAATTAGGTATGTATGATGGTGGAAACACATATTTATATTCTAAATCAACTTTATTCGTATATTCAACGAATTATAATGTTCTTCGTATTCTTTCTGGAATGGGTGGTCTTGCCTATTCTAATTAAATATAAACTAATTATTCTTTTTTTTTCTCCTATTATAGTATAAAGAATATAGCATAAATGGGTGGTGGTCTTCTTCAACTTGTCGCTTATGGAGCTCAAGATGTTTATTTAACTGGTAATCCTCAAATTACTTTTTTCAAAGTTGCTTATCGTCGTCATACTAATTTTGCTATTGAAGCAATAGAACAAACTTTTAATGGAAATGCTGGATTTGGTTCTCGTGTAACTTGTCAAATAACTCGTAATGGTGATTTAATCAATCGTGTCTATCTGCGAGCTAAATTCACAAATACTAATGAAGAAGCTACTACTGCTACGGATGAGAATAAAGGAATTGCACTAGTTCCATATTTTGGACTAAAACTATTAAAAACAATTGAACTTGAAATTGGCGGTCAGCGTATAGATAAACATTATGCCGAATGGTTATATGTATGGAATGAACTTTCTCTCCCAGCAGGAAAGCGTGATGGATATTATCTAATGGTTGGTGGTGATAGATATAATCATTCCATCTATCTCGCAGCTAAACAATCTTATTATGTGAATGTTCCTCTCGAATTCTGGTTCTGTCGAAATGTAGGTCTTGCACTTCCTCTTATTGCCCTTCAATATCACGAAGTTAAAATTAATATCGAATTTGAAGAACGAACAAATTTAGTTGATAATTCTAAAAATTTCTCTAATCGTGCTTTTACTATGCTCGCTAAAAATGGAACTGCTATCACATCTTCTTCATTAGATAATAGCGAAATTGCTGGTAGTCCTTCAAATGTATCTTTAAGCGATGTTTCTCTATGGGTTGATTATATTTTCCTTGATACTGATGAACGCCGTCGTTTCGCTCAACTTACTCACGAATATCTTATCGAACAACTTCAATTCACAGGAAGCGATGCTATAACAGGCAATATTTCATCTACTAAATCAATTCGTATGAATTTCAATCATCCTTGTAAGGAACTTGTATGGTATGTTAAACCTACACAAACTACAGGTGATGCTAAACTTTATTGGACTAATTTCTCTGATCGCAATACTGATAATAATACTTATATTGGTAAAAATCCCATAACAACTGCTAAAATTCAACTTAACGGAAATGATCGTTTTGCCGAGCGTAATGGCGAATATTTTTCTCTCGTTCAACCTTATCAACATCACGAAAATACTCCTGATGTTTTCCATAAGGGTATAAATGTTTATTCATTTGCTATTAAACCAGAAGAACATCAACCCTCCGGCACTCTTAATATGTCTCGTATTGATACTGCTATTCTTTCCGTTGGTTCTTCGGTTAATGGTAATATTTATATATACACTACGAATTATAATGTCCTTCGTATCCTTTCAGGTATGGGTGGTCTTGCTTATTCTAATTAAATCCATAACAATTAATAGGTTTGGGATTTTTAATATCCTCTTTTTTTTTCTCCATAGATTTATTAATACGCAATAATTCTATTTCTCTTTTTGATGCTAATTGATGAAGTCTTAAATCGTGATTAATTTTGATATTATTAAATTTGATTATATCCGTGTTTCTAATATTTTCGAAGATATTTATACTCTTAATTTCCTTATTATAATCTTCGATTGTATCTTGAATTTTCTTAAAAATTTCATTATTTAATTCCTTATTTATCTTATAATAATTTATCAAATCTCGTTCTCTTTCATAAAGATTTTTATAATTAAATAATGTATCGTGAATGACTTTTAATTTATCCATATTCTCCTTATAATTCTTAAATCTCGCAATTGAACTTAAAATAGTTAAAATCGTGCTTAATGATAATGAAAAACAGTTGATTATTATTGAAATCGTATCATGTGATATATATTTACTAATTTCGGATCCCTTAAATCGTGTATCATAATCAATGATGGTTAGTCGAATTGCCTCTATGAAAGTTATTATCGTCGAGATGATTAAGAGAGATAATGAAATTGAATTATATCTATAATAAATAATATCATATTTACAAGAAATTATATATAAATTATTTGAAATCTTCTTTTTATTATTCTTAATCAATTCAAGAAGTTTATCCGCCTTTTCTTCATTTGCCACTTCTTCACTTATATTCATTTGAATATTCACCAAATCCGCACGAATATCATCATTCGTATTATTCGCCTCATTCACATATTCATTCACATATTCATAACTCGAAGTTCTTATAGGAATATTTATAAAAATATCTTCTTTTTTTGGTTCATTTTTAGGACTTTCTTCATTTGGACTATTAATCATTTCCTTCTTATTATTATCAACTTCTTTATTTTCCTCTTCCATTATTGTTTTTATGAAAGAATAAAAAATATTGAAATAATTCCATCTTTTCAAAAGTATTTAAGGATTTAAAATTGTTTATTCTTAAATCCTTTTTCTAAATTTGAGGAATAAAAGGATGGAGATGATGAAGGCGATGATGATGATTGTTAAATCTCTTAAATCAAAACATCTTTTAATTTTGGTTTTTTCTTGAAAGATGATATTTGATAATTTGAGGGAATTGCTTATGGCACTTTCGATAGAAGTGAAAGAATTTTTATGTTTTCCATTATGAGTTCCAAGATTATATAAATTTTTAAATTTCATACTTTTAAAATCCAAATAATCAATATGAGGAATTTTAATAAATGCTGAATTATTTGATTTCCATTTCTTCAAATCTTTATCATAATAATTATGAATGAAATATAGAGTAGGTTCTGGAATATTTTTAAATTTTGTTAATAATTGATGATATACACTATCTATCAATTCTTTTTCATTACATTCATTCGCCGTTTTATTTAATAAGGAATTCTTAACATCCGTTAAAACAATAGCAATACTCATAACAATCTTCGCTTTACTTTCCTTAAATTTCATATAATTACTCATAATCATAATTGATAAATTCCATTCGGTTTCTAAAACTCCAAATTTATCATCTTCCAAATTCATATCAAAATCCCAGAAAAAAGTCATAGAAATATAATCATTATATTTAGTTTTATTCGTGAAATCTTCTAATCTCCTCAAATCTCCAAATGCTTCCTTTGTCTCTTCATTATTTTTAAGGATTTTTAAGAAATTTATTGGAGGCATCGCAATTATAAACAAATCTCCTTTAATCTCTTCACCTGTTTCTAAAATAATTGATTTAATCTTCTTATCTTCCGTTTTTAATTCCTTAACTCCTTTATTAAGAACGATTTCAACTTTATTCGCCTTTAAATAATTAGACCATCCTTTAAATAATCCCTCATCATTAGGAACTCGTGGAAGATATATATTATAAAAAAGAGATTGGATACTTACTGATATGAATTGATTTAAGGAAATTCGAGAACTATCGCCACCATCAAAACTACGACAAAAGGCATCAACAGCACTCATCGCTTTTGGTGAAAATTCATTAAATTTCATATAATCATCCATACTAATATTTGTTCCATAGTCATAAGAGAAGATTGTGAAGAGGAAATCACGAGTTATAATAGATAATTCATAAAAACTGAATATATTATCAAGAATGATTTTATTAGAAATATCGAAGAAATTATATTTATATTTCACAAATAATTTCGAAAAATCCATATTCATAGATTTAAGAAGATGAATAAAATTCACATAATTATTTATATAAATCCGTGGAGCGTGTTCGCAAAAATAATATTCATCTTTATATAATTTCCTATCTACCTTATGACATCCTCCAATTTGATTATCTCTTTCATATATCCTAATCCTTGTCTCCGGATTTTTCTTAATCGTTTCATTCGCAAATGCTAATCCAGCAACCCCTCCACCTATAATAATAATATCCTTATATTTCATCCTATTATTCTTTAACTAATTTTTTAATTAAATCAATAATAATATCTAATTTATTATTCATTTCTTTCATTCCTCTATTAATTTCTTCATTTCCTTATTATTATTAGGTTTCATTTCAATTTTAGCAATCATTTTCTTAATAATATTTATATCAATACAATAATAATTTGATAAAGTTTCCAAATCAATATTTTCATTCAAATATTTAGGATATATGATATGACTTATTATTCGTGCTTTAATTCCAGCAACATTTCTTTTATGTTTATTTGCAATTTGCTCGTAATCTAATTTATATTCTTCCAATTCTTTCTTTAATTGATTATCTTCTTCTTCCAACCATTTATTTCCTACTCTTGATTTATCTTCCATTTTTAATGATTTAATGATAATTAGATTTAAATCAATTTTTAATTTCAAAATGTAAAAAATAAAATAAAACGAAATTAT